GAAGACTTTGACAACAAGGACCGCTACAATGACACATTTGAACATTCCCGTTAACTACGGGGAAAGAGTGCGCCAGCTAAGAGGGGCAGTTGACAAATGACAGACAACACCGTCACATCAGTCGCAGAAGAAACTACTACACTTGGCATATCTACTACTCGTTGGTTGGTCTTAACAGAAGCCAATCCTTCTACAGAATGGGTTGTTGACGACCGAACTTATGCGTCTATGCAGATAAAAAAGCCCTGGAAGAGTAACTTGGTACTTGCTCTTAGACTCATATTAGATCGTCGGGGCTACAGAACATTTTCCGACCACCAGGAAGAAGTCTATGTGGAGTCGGCTAACGAAAAGACAGACACTGTGATAATGATGCTGATATCTGGCATGGCTGTTGTTAATCGGGTCTACACCGGAAGACTTATGACAGAGCCACGTACTATGCGGTGTTGGATTGCCAGCTACGAGGTCAATAAATGACTAAACACAATTGGGTCAGTCAACTACAAGTAAATGGCGAGGCTCTCTAGTGGATGAAAATAAATATACTTATGACATGGACTAACTGGAAATCCCCTAGACAACAAGCATACGTAGAAGACGACGAAATACAGTTCGCACAAAAAAGCGGAACACTGTCAACTCTCAAACCTGTTTCAAGCAGAGCGAACTTTTTTGGTGAGCTTGTTACTTCAGAGAGCACAGCAATTGTGTTTACTGACTTTGGCTTCGACGTAGGCGAAAAAACTGTACAAGAAATTGAATTGTATCTGCATGTTTCACGACTGGGCAGAACACAAGACAAAACAATTAAGATTTGGAATGGCGAAAGGATAATTGGAAAGAACCAAGCAAATCTAGAAGCTGAAGATAAAAATACCTATAGCGGAACACTAAAGGTATGGGAGGTTAATACTGCCAAAAATATACCCTACGGTACAGATAAGTTTGGTATCTACATTGATCTACAACCACACACAGAATATCCCAGTTCTGTAATTGTATACCTCAGAGATATTAAAATGCGTCTCAAACTTCAGGATCCAATCCAACCCGAATGACTGCACACTAACATGACGAGTGTTAGTGTGCAGTTCGATGTTACGTTGCACACACGACGCGAGAGAAGCTACAGCGGCGCTTTATTGCTTGATCACTTCTGCAATTTTACGTGCTAGGTCTTGGAACCAAGCAGATGAACGTTGTCTCGTAGTCTCTGCTGCTGTGCCTATTCTAATACCAGAAGTTTCTGCAAACGAGCGTGGGTCATTTGGAACACCATTTTTGTTTACAGTGATGCCCATAGTCTCTAATTTGTCTGCTAGCTCTCTTCCTGTAATGTTTTCGTCACGTAGGTCAACTAGAATAATATGGCTGTCAGTCCCTTGGGTTAGTGTCTTGACGCCATACGACTCAAGTATACTGCACATTGTCATTGCGTTTTCTGCTACCTGGTGTGCATAAACTGAAAAGCCCGGATCTTGTGCTTCAATAAAGCACTGTGCCTTTGCTGCAATGATGTGCATTAGTGGACCACCTTGTGTGCCAGGAAATACCGCAGAGTTTATCCTGCGTGAAAATTCGCTGTTATTCCACAGTATAGCGCCGCCTCGCGGGCCTCTAAGAGTTTTGTGAGTCGTAGTAGTAGTTACGTCGGCATACGGAATTGGACTCGGGTATGCGTCGCCTACAATCAGTCCCGCATAGTGGGAACAGTCTGCCAGCAAATAGGCACCTACTGAATCTGCAATCTCACGGAAACGTGCCCAGTCAATTATTCTTGGATACGCACTCGCGCCAGCTATGATCAGTTGAGGCTTTGTTGTTCTCGCAGTGCGTTCAATTTCGTCGTAGTCTATATACCCTTCGTCGGTTACACCGTAAGAAAACGCATCGTACATCTTTCCTGATATGTTTACGGCTGATCCATGGCTAAGATGCCCACCTGATGCTAAATCCATGCCCAGTATTTTGTCACCTGGTTTTAACAGTGCTTGAAAAACTGCTGTGTTTGCATTAGCGCCAGAATGAGGTTGAACGTTTGCATACTTACTATTGAACAGCTTGCATATCTGTGTTATAGCCAGTTGTTCAATTTCATCACTAGGGCCACAGCCGTTGTAGTAACGCTTTCCTGGATAACCTTCAGCGTACTTGTTTGTAAATACTGATCCGCATAAGTCCATTACCTCTTGGCTTGCAAAGTTTTCTGAGGCTATAAGTTCAATTGTGTCTTCTTGCCTGGCCTTTTCTTTATCTAGAATTTTTGTAATTTTTTCATTAATCATCGTCTTCGCCTCCTAGGTTGTTGAGGAATTGTCTCAGTTGAGTACTTTCTGCTTCAGCTCTGACTTTGCCTACAGGTTTGCCTTGCGAAGGATCTGCTGCTTTTTGTGATGCTTGGCCAGTGTTGCCGCGTTTGATACTATTGACAATAGCTGAGCCTGCTGTTGAACCATCTGGAGTGTCGTCTTCATCTTCGTCCAAGTTGACTATACGCAGTGTATCTATGTTGTACCCCAAGTCGACTTTCATTCCTACGCCGCTTGAACTACGTGTTTTCATCATCTGTATTTGATACCGGCCACGCTCTCGCATTGCCCTACTTGTAAAGATACCTATTACGTTGTCTGCTGTTTGAATTTTACTCAAGCCACCTGAGATGTGCGAATGATCAAATTCTATTTCTTCTACAGCACCCCTATTTAGCTGTGCTGCTGTTACGAATACTGTGTTCAATTCCATTGCCAAGTTGCGCAATTCTTCTGACACATACTTGTCTTTGATGAACAAGTTCTCTGCAGATATCTTAGCACCATTAGGCATCAACAGGTCAAGATAGTCAATTAGTAGAACGTCAACTTTCTTGCCTGATTTGATTTCATACTCTTTAACATACGAACGCACATCGTTAGGCGTCTTGCCTGAAGGCATGTACTTGACCTGAAAAGCACCTGCTTTCTTGCCAATCATCTTTACCTTCATTTCAACGTCATCGATGTTCTTAAAAATCTCACGAGATGGAATGCCTGTAGTCATTGAGTCCACACGCATACCTACTAGCCTTTCACTAAGCTCAAAAGTCAAGTAGAGTACGTTGTATCCTTGCAGTGCCCAGTTGACACCTAGGTTAGCAAGGAACAGCGATTTACCTGCACCGGACCCACCAGCAAAGATGTTTAGCTCGCCTCGGTTGAAGCCACCAAACAGGACTTTGTCTAGAGCATCCCAGCCAGTAGAAACCTGCCCGTTATTCTCTTTAATAGCTTCAAGACGGGCCCTAGGATCAGCAAAGTAGTCAATACCTAAGTCTTTCTGAAGACCAATTTGGACAGCTTTTTTGACTAAGTCTTCAACAGGGCCATACTCGCCTTTTTCAATTAGGTCTGCAGATTTAAGAATAGCTGACTCAAGTGCTTTGTGTCTTGAGAACGTCTCGAACTCAGTAAGCAGCCAGTCATAGTGATTCTCCTGTAACTGCCCTGGATCTTTAAGTCCGGCTTTTGTAGCAGCATTGACCATATCAAATGTGGGCATTGCATTGTGTTCTATAACGTAGTTGTTTAGAAACTCTGCTGCTGGTTGAAGCTGCCTGTCAAAGGATGTTGGATCAAACACTGTCTGACAACGAACAAACGTCTCTGCGTCTGTCATCATCATTTCTAGATATACTTTTTGTATGTCGTGTCCGTAGTCTGTGTTTTGTCTTGTCGCCATTCGTTTATTATACTACCTTTATTGTTTTTTGTCAATGATTTCAGTGAGTTATAGTGCTCGATGTTGCTGTAAAAATTCTTTAGGTCTTGCCGGTCAACTGCTTCAAAGTCATAACTGCCCACTAGGATAAGGTTGTTGCTGGGCACATACATCTTGGTCCAGCAGAGTATGTTGTGCATTACGTAGACGTATACCTGTTGAGTTGCAGCTACAATATCACATAAGTCCTGGGTAGATGTTAGGTCAGCTCTCCAATCAAGGCAGCCGCATCTTCCATCGCGCTTGAGCTTGGTTGTTGGATCGTAGCCGCAACCAGTAGTTGCAATAAAGTCTTTGATCACTTCTGTAAACAAACGTTCAGGGTCACCGTGCCAGTTCATCCAGGTAATCAGGTCTTGATCTTCTAGTGTAATGCCTACTCTGGCCAGCATTGATGCATACCACATCCCGATGCTGTGAGGGCCAGTTTGCGAAAACTTCTTAATAATGTCTGTGTCACAAACGTGCCATATAGTAAGGCTTTCTCTATCTGTTTCTCTACCTACGCAGATAACAGTAGCATCGTTGAACGAGCTAGCTGCAAATCCTCTAGCTGCGTACTTCTTGTGTTCGTTTGGAAAATGTTTAGCAGTCCATAGCTTTATATGACCTAATAGTTGTTGACAGTGAACCATTTCTTTGCTCTCAATCTGTTCTTTAAGGGCGAGCTTTCAATTGCTTTAACAATGCTATAGAGAGTGTATAGTCGTCCGTATCTTAGAACTGCGTCCCCGACATCTTTGATATCGTCTTCCCAGTCAGGCATTGACAGACTCCATCCTCTACCAAGTGCGTCCTCTACTAGCTTCTTACCGGCTGTGTCTCTGTCAGGCACAACTACTACGTCCTTATTTAACCTGTTGAGTAACAGCATCTGTCCGTCGCTGATCTCTGACCCGAGCAGTGCACAGCCACCCATGTAGACAGCGTCTATAGGCCCTTCAAACACCAGCACAAACTCCTTGTCGTGGGTCTGGCTGTCTATGTTGAACACATAGTCAACTGGTTCCTCTGCGAGGTATTTGGGCTTCTTTTCTTTATCTACTGTGCGAGCTGTGTATCCTACTATTGTGCCTTCATAAAAGAACGGAACTATCAGTCTGTCACGCATTCCTAGTTTGCTAGTCCAGTAGAAAGGGTAGTCTTCTAGATACAACTCGCGAGACTGCATGTACTCAAGAACACTAATAAAATGCTTACTCAAGTTTGTGTTTTCGCTGATTTTAACAGCATCGTCTGGCAACTTGCCTTCTACAAACGTTGGCAGACTGGTCTTGAATTCTTTTGTTTCTACGCCTTCTTTCTCTCTAAGAACCTGTAGTCCTAGTTTGTTGATAGTGTCGTCGGGGGCGCCTAGCCAGCGTAACAGCTTCTTATACTTGACAGATAGGTTGCGTCCAGGACGCCAAGATGCTTTGAAGCCACAGTTGAAACAGTGATAACTTGCTCCGCCGTCTGGACTGGTTTTGAACCCACCTCTGCCTCTATCGTCTGGTGAATGACCATTATGATGACAGCAGGGTGCGTTTCTTGACATCCAGCCGCTTGGTGTAGTTTTTACTTTACTACCTTGTGTATAATATGCAATTGATACATCCGAAACTATTGACATTTAATCCTCAATTATCCGCACTTGCCATCCATCTTTTGACGGCTTGTTATTTCTAATAGTATTATACAGTTTATAATAAGGATAATTATTATCCTTGCACCATCCTCTAAATGATTTTACAACTTCTGTATGGCCGTTTGGAAATGTTACTTCATACGTTTTTGACTTTTTAAGCCAGGCTGCTTTAGCTTTTTGTGATAATGATTCCTTAACTCCCGGAGTATTTAAATATTCTGTTTGTCTTTTTGAACGTAATATCCTATCTTCGTCTGTAATACCTCGAGATTCCCACATAGATTTACTTCTTTCAGAACACATCTTTTTATATTCTTCTTTATTAAAAGAGGGATCTTCAAATCTAGTGTTCCAATATTTTTTTACTGCTATAGATACTTTTTCTTTATACTTTAGATCTTGTCTGTACGAAAAATCTCGGTGCTTCATGGATTCAATAAAATTAGGACTTTTAGAAGTATCGCCGCCTGTTCCTGATTCTGCAACTATATTTGCCCAATTATAATCATTTACAACATTATACAAATTACTATAATACAGTCCTGCTTCTGATAATGCAACTTTATCTGTTGTTTCTAATAATATTAAAGTATCAACATCGTAACCGTGCTTTTTAATATGATTGGTCCACCTTAATCCAGATCCTTTATAAACATACGGATCTCTAGATGTTTGCCCTAAATATTTTAATCCAGTTTTTTTATGAGTTTTTACATATAAATAAAACATACCTTTAATGCTCCTTGTTGTGTATTTATACATAAAGTAAGAAAATACACCACTAGGAGTGGTCTTGCGTTTCGCTGGTAGGTATGTTAAGGTTGTATCGGCAACTGCGCTCATTTAAAAATTATAGCGCAATATCAATGACTTGTCAATTTCTAATTAAGATTTTTTCAATAGTATCAGCAGGATTGTTCTCAGCTTTAAATCTAATGTAGGTGTATATGCCTACGAAGTTTACTGGAACCGGATCAACTTCTGTGCCGTCAAAGGTGATTGTGTCGACTACTGTCCACTCTACAATGTCTTGCCCTGGTATCTGATTTTCTAGAGTAGCTTCTAGGATAACATCGCCGACGTAGCCGTTTGTGTAGATTGCTGCTGTGTGTACAGCTTCGTTGCCGTTAATACCTGGCTCTGCAGATATTGCTTCTGAGATAAAGATGTCGTCGTCAAAGTTTAAGCTGTTGAACGTTTTAAGTTCAAGTGCTTTCTTAGGTCCTGGGTATGCACGAGAGCTGAGATAGATGATGCCGTTTGCGTCGAAATGTTCATCAGCGTATGTTAGTGTTCTAGAATCGTCTACGTTGCAGATGTAAAGGTTGTATCGCAAATACTGTTGCTGTATATTGATCAAGTCGTTGTCTGTAACAGTAACTTTGACAAGACCTTTGTTTGCGATAACAGTTTCTGCATCGTGTTCGATAATAAGATGTGAGCTCTCATCGAACGCAACAAATTTAACAACTCTTTCTCCTAAGTGAACAGGCTTTTGATCCGCGTTCAGTATTTGGAAATCAAGGACGTTGTCTATTCCTCTGTATACTTGTAATTCTCTTTGATACACTGGTCTGTACTCCGTGACAAAGCCTACTTCATTTGAAATAACTATAGTTCTGTTGCTGACTAAATATCTAGGCGTAAGCTGCATATAGTATTTATCGAGACCTTAAATCAATACATGTTAACAAAAGATATAGAAGAAAATTTTCCATTTATAAGTATAGTTTGCTATGGCGGCCAAGAGTACGTTGGCATTATCATCAACCAAGATGCTACCGTAACTAGTATGTACGTATTCACTTCGCTCAAGACAGATGCTGAAAAGTGTGATTTTATTGAACTAGGAGAGATATGGTGGTGGGAGTCAAATAGATCTATTCCGATTAATATATTCCTAAGAAAAGAAATGGAACCATTTCGCTATTCAATAATTACGATGAATTCAAAAGATGTTCGTGTGACAACAGGGCACATTGTTAATCTAAACAACCTTTCAATCAAACGAGTCAAACGCAAATCTATTCAGTTGGTTCGGAAGCCGAAGAGCTAAGCTGTTCACACAAGACATTCATGTGAACAATAACTAGCATAGCATATGAAAAACTGTGACTCTTCTTAAAGAAGTATTCGTTGCCTTCTGGCTTTATCCACACATCAGACATCACTGTGTCCCAATCTTTTCCAATCAAATGCCGCTTAGCAGGGCGTATAATAGCAAGCACAGCCGCTAGCTGTTCAAGCGACTTTGGCTTCATTGTCTGTAGGATTTCGCTGTGTCCGTTCAGATGGAACAGCTGGTCACTAAACTCTTGATGCTCGAGCAGCTCCCACATAGGCTCTTGACTAACCAGTTTGTCGAGGTGTTCGTTGTCCTTAACGTGATCATAAACACCTACGTTAAGAAAGTCTAGCTTGAAGTAACCTCTAGCATCGGCTTCCTTGTAGTTTATTGTAGAAATGTTGGTGATAGGATCATGAGGAATTTCTGTTGCATACACACCTGTATTGTGTTTCTTGCCCGGCTCTAGTGCAGCAACACGAAGTATTAATCTGTCTATTACTTCGGACCTGTCAGCAAAATCTATGTCAATATCCATTTATGCCTCTTTGCACTTGTCACCAAAGTCGATGTCAATGCTTACTCGTGGACTACTTACCTATTCTTTGTTTTAGTCTCTCAGCTAGTCTTTCAACTTCTTGCTCTGTGAGATACGTGTCAATGTGTATGTCGTAGTATTCTGGTTGGCAGAATACTTTGTTTGTGTCGTCAAACCTACCTTCAGTGATAGTGTCGATCCATATTGTTATGTCTGGTCGAAACGATAGTCTTGTTTCGTTTGTTGGGCACACAAAGTCGCATATAACTGTGCTACCGCAACCTACTTCATAGTCTGCCATGTTGCGCATACGATATGCTTGTCGTGTTCTTGATGTCTTGTCAAAGTTCCAATCATTAGACATTTTACGTACATCGTCTGCATTAAACCAGGCACAGTTCAAATGCTTCTGTAATCTTTCTGCTAACCACGTCTTGCCGCTTCCAGGTAGACCCATAATTAGTATTTTCATCGCCGCTCCTAGAGGCGACTTTTCTTGACCACCTCTTTAACTAGTTTAACGTCATCTGGTTGACGCTTGAAGCGAAGAGCCCAATGCTTTGGATCGAGTACGTGATAGATCATATTCAGCTGCTCGTCGCTGAACTTATTTAACATTTCTTTACCCGTCTTGCAGTTGAGTAAGAGCCAAGGACTTACCTTGCCATCGCGTATGTGCCAGATAACTCTATTAGGAGCGGCGTACATGAAATAGTGATTCCAGACAGAGTTGTTCTCTTCTGCCCACTCAACCATTGTATTGATTGAACGCTCTAATGCAGTTTCAACACCTTCCTTGCGTATAAGCTCAGTGGCGTAGGCTTCGTACATTTCTTCTCTACACCACTGGTCTAGCTTAACTCCACTGGTTACAACATGGTCGATATACTTTTCTGGATACAATGGCTTGACGTTGTTGATAAAGCTGCCAAACTTTACAAATGCGTTGTAATACTGACTGTTACAGAATTCTTCATAAGTCTTGTCTTTCTTTGCACCTGCACTCAGCTTGTAGAACTGGTTGAATGCATAAAAGCCTAGGCGTACACGTTTTTCGTCCTTCTGTAGAGCCCTGCGCTTCTTTTCGCACACGTGAGAGAACAGTGTCTTTTCTTTGACAAAGCCTTTTTTACAGTATTCACATTTGTAGGGTTTCTCAGAGCTTGACGCCTTCGATGCCATGTTCTTCAGCCAGTTGTTTGAGTTCTTTTGTTGTAGATAGTCTAGCAAGTAGTTCAACCTCGTCTAGTTTCATATTCGGGTAGATGCGTTCAAGAAGTCTGATAGCTTTATCGTTACCTTTCTTCTTCTTAAACCCTAACCATTGATGGAATTCAATTTTGCCAGTTCCTCCGCTAGCACATAGCAAGTGCCACATCAGTTGAGGATGCCCGTTAGTACTACCAACACCGATGTCATTAAAGTTCTTGTTGTAGTACTCGTTAGTCTTCAGAATAGCAAGCTCTTGTGCATCTCTGTTGCCTTTGACACTGCTTACATATCTATTGAGCAACCAGAAGCTGACCTGTTTCTTTTCGTCATCATCTAGTTCTGCCCAGACATTTTTCGCGTTCATGTCAACAGCAGCAAGTATATCTTTAAGTGGTAACTTATTCGCCATCTAGTTTCCTCACAGGACGCTCACAACGATTGCCGTCTTCGTCAAACCACATTGATTTCAAGTCAACAATTTTTTCAGTTAGCATCCTTCTGCGATCTACGTAAAGTACCATTGCAGCGTTTTCGTAGTTGTTGCGAGTTGAGTTATTGTACTGCTCAATTATGCCATT